TGGCAGAAGTTCACCGAGTCTGAAGAGGGCAAGAAGCATACATACAAGTATGATTATGTCAACGGCTTGAAGGAGTACAAAGGCACGGAATACTTCAAGTTCAAGATGAAGCACATCATCAAGTGTCGCAATGGTAAAGAGTGGGAACGCTCTGTGCCTGTCTTTGATGCAGGTCAGAAACCCATTAGCGTTGAGATTGGTAATGGCTCGAAGATTAAAGTTGCATATGAACTCGTTCCGTTCTACATCACAAATAAAAATTATGGTATCTCGCTGCGCCTGAGTGCCGTTCAGGTACTTGAGTTACAGGATGGCAATGCTGAGAGTGCTGAGTCCTTTGGCTTCAGTGAAGAAGAAGGGTATCATGCCGATGAGGAGAAGATTGACATCCCCTTCGATATCAATGAGGAGGAAGAGTTCTGAGAAGGAACTTCCTGCACGCTGGGTCTTATCGGTACAAACCCAGCCAAGGTCACAGGTCAGGTCTGGAAGACAAGATAGCTACACAGATTAAGAATGTTGAAAAGAAAGAGGTCTATGAAAAAAGCTATCTGGTCTATACCATACCTGCCTCCGACCACCAATACACCCCTGACTTCCAGCTTGCCAATGGCATCCTGATAGAAGCCAAGGGTCTTTTTGATGTAGATGACCGCCGTAAGCACCTGCTCATCAAGAAGCAGTACCCACATTTGGATATCCGGTTTGTCTTCCAGAATCCTAAGAACAAAATCTATAAGGGTTCTAAGACAACCTATGCTGACTGGTGTGACAAGTATGGCTTTAAGTATGCAACGAAACTCATACCTGCCTCATGGTTCAAAGAGGCATCCAAACCTACTGTGGGTCTCCTCCAGAAAAAGGAGAAGACAAAATGAACATGATTAAATTCAAGGAGCGTGAAGCAACTCTCGGTATCGCTCTGGACTATGTAAAGGCTGATATGCCTATGGATAAATACGAGAGAGAAAAGAAGGGTGAAGGTTGGTTCTCCGTGGGATACAACTACCTCCTCCATGCTGATGGCAGTATGGAAGCAGGAGTGCCCAAGGAACAATTCAGTTGCCCTGAAGTCCCCCATTACAGAGACCATATTTGTGTCTTGGTGATGGGTATGGAAGACGGACAGACCAATAAGCTGCAGGAGTCTGCGCTTGCTGTTTTGTCTGAGGAACTACACTTACCGATTGTAAGGTGATGCAATATGTCAGAGATAGTAAAGGCTCATATCCCATGTGAAGTATGTGGTAGTCATGATGCAGCAACATTGTATGATGACCACATCTACTGCTTCTCATGTGGAACGTGGACAGGACTAGGACTGGAAGGAGAGATGAAGAGGATGTCGAAGCTGCAAATCATCCCAAGGAACGAAATGGAAATCAAGGCACTGAGAGCACGAGGCATCTCTTCAGATACCTGCAGAAAGTATGGGTACTATCTATCTCATGATGACTTTGGTCACGCCATACAGGTAGCCAACTACCAAAAAGATGGACAGGTGGTCTTCCAGAAGACACGAGACAAAGACAAAAATTTCATTGTCCGTGGTCACCAAGAAAAGATATTCTATGGGCAGCACCTGTTTCCGAGTGGTAAGAAACTAGTGATTACTGAGGGAGAGATTGACTGCTTGACTGTTTCCCAGATACAGGGAAATAAGTATCCTGTGGTCTCTCTCCCTTTTGGGTGCAAAAGTGCCCAAGACACATTCAAGGAGAATCTTGATTGGTTGGCAAACTTCGAGGAGGTCATTGTCATGTTTGACATGGACGAGGCAGGGCGAAATGCTGTGTCTTCGGTAGCAGGGATACTGCCTCCTCATAAACTTCGGATTGCCTCGCTGCCTCTTAAAGACCCCAATGAGTGTCTCTTGGCAGGTAAGGCTGATGAAGTTGTTCGTGCTATCTGGCAAGCATCCGAATATAGACCGGATGGAATCCTGAATGCAAAAGACCTAAAGGATGCCTTCTTTACCAAAGAGGTGGAGATAACCTCGTATGACTTTCCGTGGGCTGCTGGTCTCACTAAGATGACCCAAGGTATCCGCAAAGGCGAAATGTTGCTGCTCACGGCAGGTACAGGTATTGGCAAAAGTACAATGGCGAAGGAGATTGCATTCAAGCTAAAGATGCAGGATGGTCTTAAGGTTGGCATGGTGATGCTTGAGGAGAACAAGAACAAGACCTTGAGAGACCTGATGTCCATAGGTGTCCAAAAGCCCCTGCATCTCATGTGGAACTCTTTGGACAAAGAGGAACTCAAGCCTGTCTATGATGTCCTCTATGGGGATGGAGGCTTTTGTCTCTATGACCATTTTGGCAGCATTGAGAGTGACAATCTCCTTGAGAAGATTAGGTATCTCATAGTTGGAGAAGGTTGTGACTTCGTTATCTTTGACCACATCTCTATTGCTGTCTCCGGTCTTGACGAATCATCTATGAATGAGCGCAAGGCTATTGATATGTTGATGACTCAGCTTAGGTCTTTGGTCGAAGAGACAGGGGCAGGGATAGTTGTTGTCTCCCACCTTCGGAAGGTAGACACAAAGTCCACTCCATTTGAGCAGGGTGGTACTATCTCCCTTGATGACCTGCGTGGCTCAGGTACACTCAAGCAGATACCGGATACCATCTTGGCACTTGAGAGAAACCAGCAGTCTGATGATGAAGACACAAGGAACACACTGAAGCTGAGAGTCCTTAAGTGTCGTTGGACAGGTAATACAGGTCTGGCAGGTTATGTCAGATTCAACAAGAGTAAGAACATCTTGGAAGATGTAGACCCATTGGAAATTAAAGAGGGGGAGGTTGACGATAAATGTCAGTTTTAGTTCCAGTAGTTTCCACAGGGATAACACTTAATGAAGTCCCAGACCACATAGCATTCTATGTGGAACTTGGGGAGTGCACGCAGCATTGCAAAGGCTGCCACTCACCACACCTATGGTGTACATTGGAGTCTAAGACTGACCTTGAAGACCTCGTGGCTCTGGCACAGGATGCCGTAGACAAAGGAGCAAAGGCTATTGTCTTAATGGGTGGCACTACAAATGGTTTGTCTAGGGATGACCTCATCACCATTATTAACACATTGGATTGGGTAGCACCTGTATGCCTCTATAGTGGCAGTGATGATGCAGATGTCAATATGGACATAGCGTATCATTCAAATCTCATGTGGATAAAAACAGGTAGCTACAAAGAGGAATTGGGAGGGCTTCAGTCCCCCAAGACAAACCAAAGATTCTACCGAAAAGAATGGAAATATTGTGCGAAGAACTGTGAAGTAGTTAGTTACAGTTCTTTTTTAGTAGATTGTACAGAGGTGTTTCAACATGATGCAGTTAAATAATGCTCAACTTTTAGATAGAGCAAACTACATTGACAAATATGTCAAGTCATCTAACGCCTCCTCTGGGTCTGAAGTAGACTCAAATGCAAATGTCACCCATAAGACGATTGCTACATTGGAGGCTGAGATTTACAAACCGTACACTATTCAGCTTAATCGTAACTTGGTCAAAAGCAAACTCGCAGAGATGTTTGGTGAGAGGTATGCCGTAGGATATATTCGAGACATCGAAGACCACAACATCTATGTCCATGATGAGACCAGTCTTAAGCCATACTGTGCCTCCATTACCTTGTATCCCTTCTTGCTGGAGGGAACGAAGTGCATGGGTGGTGTCTCTAAAGCCCCAACGAACCTGCAGTCCTTCTGTGGGTCTTTTGTCAACCTTGTATATCAGGTGGCATCTAACTTTGCAGGGGCAGTAGCAACAGTAGAGTTCTTGCATTACTTCGACTACTTTGCTCGTAAGCAGTATGGTAAGAATTATATCCATGACCATAAGAAGGAAATCACACAGGAGTTGCAGGGTGTTGTCTACGGACTCAATCAACCTGCTTCTGCTAGAGGTGACCAGAGTGTCTTCTGGAACATCTCGGTATTTGATAGACCATACATGGAAGAGATGTTTGGTGAGTTCTACTATCCTGATGGCACTCAGCCTGACTTGGATAGCCTGACAGACCTTCAGTATTTCTTCTTGGAATGGTTTAGGAATGAGCGTAAGAAGGAACTTTTGACATTCCCTGTGGTGACCGCAAGTCTCCTTACGACAAAGGATGGCTTTGCTGACGAAACCTTCCGTGACTACTGTGCAGGGCAGATGGCTATGGGTCACAGTTTCTTTATCTATATGTCTGATTCTGTGGATTCTTTGGCATCCTGTTGCCGCCTACGGAATGAATTGGCAGACAACACCTTCTCTTATAGCCTTGGGGCTGGTGGTGTTGTCACAGGCTCAGCTCAGGTTATCACTATCAACATGAATCGTCTTGTGCAGGATATGAGTGTCTTGTCGCGCAAAGCAAAAGACATGGACAAATATATCCTCCATGCTATTGAGGATGTCCAGAAGTACCTGTTAGCATCTAAGGCAGTCTATAAGGACTACATTGATGCTGGTCTTCTCCCTGCTTATTCAGCAGGTTTCATGGACTTAGACAAACAGTTCCTGACCATTGGTATCAATGGGGTGACTGAGGCTGCAGAGTTCCTTGGATATACTGTTGGTAACAATAAGGAGTACAAGGAGTGGCTAAGTCATATCTTGAGTCTCTTCAAAGAGCAGAACAAGAAAGCCTTGAAGGAATATGGTGTCCGGTTCAATACCGAATTTGTACCTGCAGAGAACTTGGGGGTAAAGAATGCTAAATGGGATAAGAAGGATGGCTACAAGGTCAATCGTGATTGCTACAATTCTTACTTCTATTTGGTGGAAGACACAAAGACCAGTATTCTCGATAAGTTCCAGATGTATTCCCATGAGGTAACAGACAGCCTTGATGGTGGCTCGGCTCTCCATTTGAACCTTGAGCAACTCCCATCCTATGAACAGGCTAAGGAACTTTTTGAACTCGCAAGAATCAATGGGACTCCGTACTGGACTACGAATGTCCTGTGTACCATCTGTAACCATTGTGGTCATATTGACCCTGTGACTCGCAAGGCTTGTAAGGACTGTGGGTCTGAGGATGTAGATTATGGCACTCGTGTCATTGGATACCTTAAGCGCATCACTAACTTCTCGGATGCACGACAGGCTGAAGCAGCACGTAGATTTTATGTCTAAATTCTAGGTGGCACACAAAGAAGAGAAGAAAACAAATTAAGGAGTGATTGTGATGTTAATGTTCGATATAGAGACCAATGGTCTCTTGAAGGAAGTAAGTGTCTTGCATTGCTTATGCATCTATGACACGAAGACAGATACCATGCACAGGTTTGACCCCTCCAATAGAGATGAGGGTGTCGCTATGCTGCAGAAGGAGATTGATGAAGGTGGACAGATATGTGGTCATAACATCATCAACTACGATATTCCAGTCCTTGAGAAACTCTATCCGAACTTTAGGATACCTTATGACAAACAAGGGCAGGTAGTGGATACCTTGGTGTTATCTCGTCTTATCTACTCGAACATTGACATCATTGACCTCGGCTTAATGAAGTCAGGGAAACTCCCAAAAGTATTCTATAAGTCCCACAAGCTGATTGCTTGGGGTTATCGCTTGGGTGTCCTTAAGGGTCACTATGGTGAGCAGGAGGATGCTTGGGCAGTCTACAACCCAGAGATGCTTGACTACAATGAGCAGGATGTCTGGGTAACCAAGGCACTCTATGAGAAACTCATGTCACACCCATACTCGGAGAAAGCTATTGTCTTGGAGCATGAGGTGGCATGGCTCATGGCTAAACAGGAACGTAATGGTTTCAAGTTTGACTATGAGGGTGCAAAGAAACTCGCTGAGGAACTTGAGGCAAAACAGGCAGTCATTGAGTCTAAGCTACTCGCTAAGATTCCTGAGTTACCGGATAAGGTCTTTGTACCAAAGAGAGACAACAAACGCTTAGGCTATAAAGCTGGTGTGCCTATCCAGAAGTATAAGCCCTTCAATCCGAACAGCAGACAACAGATTGAGTATGTCTTCCGCAAGATGTATGGGTACAACCCAGACAACCTTGACCTTTACGACATTCCAGATATGGACGAGAATCCAAAGATTGAGAACTACAGACTCAAGATGGATGATGTTACCTTGGGATTCATTAAGGAAGACCCTGAGTGTCCTGAGGAACTTAGGGAGATTGCAGGACTCATACAGGAATCCTTGATGTTGAAGAAGAGATTGGGGCAGATAAAAGATGGTTCGAATGCTTGGCTTGATGCTTATGATGCTGACGATGGATGTATTCACGGTCGTGTTGTTCCCAACGGAGCAGTTAGTGGTAGGGCTACTCATAGCAGCCCAAATGTTGCTCAAGTGCCTCATGTGGGGAGTCCTTATGGTGCTGAATGCCGAAGACTTTGGAATGCTGGTTCGTGGGTACAGGCAGGGATTGATGCTTGTGGCTTGGAACTTAGATGCTTGGCTCACTTTATGTATCCTTATGATGACGGCAAATATGCTCATACGATTCTTAATGGAGACATTCATACAATGAACCAACAGGCTGCTGGTCTCTCTGAACGTAATCAGGCTAAGACATTCATCTATGCCTTTTTGTATGGCGCAGGAGATGGGAAGATTGGAAAGATTATTCATGGTGATGCTGCAGATGGCAAACAGATTAAACGAAAGTTCCTTAAGGCAACACCTGCTATTAAGAACCTTAGGGATGCCGTACAGGATGCTATCGTGGAGACAGATAGAGGAAAGGTGGTTCGCTGGAAGAGGCACTACCTTAAAGGACTTGATGGTAGATTACTTCATGTTCGTAGTCCTCATTCTGCTCTTAATCTACTACTGCAATCAGCAGGTGCGTTGATTTGCAAGAAGTGGATTGTCAGGACTGAGGAGAGATTGATTGCCCGTGGATTGAAACATGGTTGGGATGGAGACTTTGCTTACATGGCATGGGTGCATAAACTTCATTGTGCACTATAAACTAGGTGAACTCGGTGAAACCCTAAGGGGCAATACCGAACTAAGCCACAGGAGGATTTATGCGAGGTAAACCATTAGTTCTAAAACAATTAGAGAATGGATGCATTATTCCTACGTCACACAAACTAAATGCAGATGGTTATTTTAGATATCGCCTCCCTACTTGGGAAGGAGAAGGTCGAGCACCATTAGTGATGTACCATAGATATGTCTGGGAAAAGGCACATGGTGCAATACCTGAAGGGTATGAGATAGACCACATCTGCAAAAATAGAGCCTGTTGTAACCTTGAGCATCTCCAGATGCTTGAAGGGAGTCAGCACGCTCGTAAGGATAATCATTTGCGATATAAGAAACGTAAAGAGAAAGCTAAGGAATATTGGAGCAAGACACATTGCTCTGGGGCTTCCTTGGCTTCTTTAGTTGGTGTGTCGTTCTCTGCTGCCTGTCGGTGGATAAGAGAGTGGAAAGCATAGAGACTATCCGTAAGGAGTAGGGGCAGGGGTGAGATTCCCCTGTTACCCGAAGTGCCTAGTAGTATCAACCTCAGATACTAATGATATAGTCCGACACCCTTAGTAATAAGGGAATACAGTAAGGATGAAATACAGGTTGCCTGTAAGACAAAAGAAATAGCAGAGATTGTCTGCGAAGAGGCACAAAAGGCTATGCGTGATGCACAAGCCTTTTTTAATTTCAGAATGCAGTTGGATACCGAGGGTATCATTGGGAAGAATTGGTGCGACTGCCATTAAAAGAGAGGAAGATAGATATGATTAAGAAACAGG